GTCCACCATATACTTCTTGACCTACAGAATAATGCATTGCATCGTTCTTATAGTCAGATCCAATACTGATCTTGCGTATTACATTAGACATGGCTTACCGCTACTTCTTCCTCTTCTTCTTTTATTTCTGTATAAGTACCATCTTCTAAATTAATATTGATAGCACCATATTCTTCTTCAAGCTTACTTTTAAATTCTTCTACATCTTGGTTAACGCCTGCTAACTCGTGTAACAGTCCGTGCTTTTGGCTTTCTAAATAACCTAGTTGGTGTAGTATTGAATTTATTTTTTCTTGTTGATCTTTTATTGTTTTAAGTTCTTCTTCTTTTACTTTCATTTGATTAAATTAAATTGATTTTATTTTTTACTCAGGATCTTCCGGTGTCCACTCTGGAGTAGCTAATAAAGCTAATATGCCAGCATGATCATATGTCTGAACAGGCACCAACGATGAGTTAGTAATAAAGCTTGGCTCTACCTGATAAGACAAAACACCCTGCGTGTTAGCCACGTTTCTTCTCATAGTTTGAGCAGAAGACTGATTTACTTGACTGAACAAAACAGCGTTTGTATCAGACAAGTTTATTACTGCATAAGTTGTTGCCATTGTTTAATTGTTATTTGTTAATTACTTGTTATTTATATATTTACTTATTTTAAAATCTTTTTACTATCCAGGAACATTACCTGTACCAGAAACCCTGTCATCATAACTCATATTCACTGAAAAGCTATTGTTGCTAGAGTTTGGTGCATTACCAGTTAGGTTTGCATCTATAGCCATATTAGTAGAAGTTCCATTAGCAGTTGAATTAGGTGCATTACCTATAAGAGCGTTAGCATCCATACCAGAGCTAGTTCCATTGTTAGTGCCTACTAAATCTGGACATATATAGTTAGATCCATTAAAATAACTATCACTACCTAAACTCCACCAAGCAGTTGGACTAGGACTAAAACTAGATAAATCACCTGGTACACTACTATTGTATAATTTCATAACTTCTGTTGATGTTAGTGCTTCATCGAATATTGCTACATTACTTATTTTACCATCAAAAAAATCATCGTTATTATTCTCAGCACCAATATTAAATTCTGCAATATTTAATATACTTGAGCTTAGAGTACCTGTTGTTGAGCCATTATCGTTTGAACCATTAAGGTAAATATTTAATCCACTTATATTACTTGAACCATCATAAGTTAAAACAACGTGGTTCCAATTAGTATCTAAGGCAGTTGAACCATCCACTATTAATCTATTGCTACCAGCAGACCTTAATTGAACTTGTAACTGATTTGTAGAGTTTGTAATTCTTAAAGAATATCCTGTTAAATCTCCTGAAGATAATCTTTTAGAAACTATCATCTGGTTTTTTGATGAATTTCTTTTAACCCAAGCAGAAATACTAAAAGCATCTGTTCTATCAAAACCTAAAACATTTCCAGCGCTAACTAAATCATTAGTACCATCAAAATTTAAACTATAGCTATTATACGGCACTTGGCGAGTAAGGGTGGATGTAACTAAATTAGCTGAAGTCATTCCTGAGCTTTCGCCGTTTAATGCAGAAACATTGTTGTTAACAAGGTTCTGCTCTGTCATTCCTGAACTTTCACCTGCTTCTGTACTTACAAAAGTGTTTACTTTAGTAGTTCCATTATTTGTGCCATCGCTACTTCCTACGCTATCTTGTATTCCTGTAGTGGTGTTGTTCAATTTCCACCAAGCCACAGGTGTATTAGTATATGAAGTAGCCGGTGTTCCATTATTGTAAATATTAGGTATTTCTGTTTCTTGACTATCTCCCCATATTACCATATTGCTCATTAACCCATCAAAGTTTCTAATATTAGAATTAAGTTTTCCTATTATTAAATCTCTATTTCCGTTATATATATTACCACCATTTCCTGCATTTGTACTATCAAGTTGGCCATCTATATATACTTTTAAATCAGTTCCATCGTTTATACAAACTATATTATGCCATTTATTATCATCTATATTAGTCGTGTAACTAACAGATGTACCAACTCTTGCGTCACTTGTTTTATATATTACAAACGATCCACCAGAACCTGAATTTCCAGTATTTATAGTTAAATACCATTGGCTACCATTATTTCCAGGAAAATATTCTCCTTTTGATGCTACTGTATAATAAGGAATACTAAAAGTATTTGGTACTTTTACCCAAACACTTAATGTTATATTTGTTAAATTTTGTATTGAAGATGGACTACCTATAAAAACATTATCATTTTGAGTTCTATCAAAATCTAAAGCACTATCAAAACCAGCAGGATATTTCTGATTTTCTACACTCCAATTAGTACCATCAAACTTTTCATTATCATTTAGTTTATACCACGCTTTTAGGTTATCAGTGGCTATAGCAGTTGTTAAGGGAGTTCCGTTGTTGTATAGTGTTTCTACTTGTGAAGCTGAAAGTTCTGTGTCCCAAGCCTGAAAATTACTTAATTGACCATCAAAAGTATCTGAATTAGTACTACTTAAAGCTCCTATTTTTAAACTTTCTGTAACACTTTTTATACCAGTATTTGCTAATGTCCCTTTGTTTGATAACTCTTGCCCATTAAGATATACTATAACTTTATTTGCTGCTGTAGTTCCATCTGTAGTAAACGCTAAATGATGCCATTTACCATTATCCCAGTCTTGTGAAGGAAAGTTGTCTACAGTTAAAGAAGCACCTGCTGAATCATAAATTCTTAATCTTATTCTATTATTGCTTCCTTGCCATTGTATATAATATTTTGGTGGATTTTCACCGTGTGAAGTAAACATTGCTGTTGTTGATGTAGTTTTAAACCACATTGCTGTGCTAAATGCAGAAGTAAAATTAATACTGTCAGTAGTTGGCACATCTACATAAACACCACTACTCCCTGTAAAATTAAAACTCTGTGGATATGACGACACAGTGTCAGGTATTTGCCAAGCTCCTGAACTATCTGCTTCCCAATTAGCTGATTGGTCTAACTTATACCAAGCTTTTAAATTAGCTTCTTCAGGTTGTGTACCTGTCATTAATGGTTGACCGTTGTTGTATAGAGTTAAAGCTTCTGAAGCTGTAAGACCAGCTTGCCACACTTGTAAATTAGCAAGTTTACCATTTAGCATCCAATTATTAAAACCTTTACCTATTGTTTTTAATTTTATAGTTGTTGGTTGAGTTGACGAACTAAAACTATCACTTCCGTTTGGTTGACCATCATAATAAAAAGTACAATTAACACCGTCTCTTACAACCATTATATGATGCCAAGTATTTAAAAGTTCATTTTTAAGTATGTTATTTCCTTGTGCAGCTGTAGCTGCATTATCTTCTTTAAAACTTTTAATAGCTGCATAAGAACCTGATACGTTTGCGACCACCAAAGGAACTACAAAATCATTTGAACCTGTAGGTGATTGCCCTGATATTATTGTTTGATTAGATGTTGAATCTAAATTAACCCAAGCACTTATAGTGTATGGCTGCGTTGTACTTAGTTCTATACCTCCTGCGCTATAAGAAGCGAGAGATTCTATAGGTATCTTACAACTTGTTGTTCCATCAAAATCAAAAACACTTGCATCTGGTACTGCTATATTAGGGACGCTTAGTGTATTAGTACTATCACCTCCGGTACTAGCATTTCCACCTAGTGGGTAATACGCAATAGGAGCAGGTTTTAATGTCATTGGATTTATTGGTGATCCTGAATTATATAATTGAGCAACTTCTCCACCTGCTAACTCATATTGATTAACACCGCCATCTGTTAAAAGTCTATTAAAAAAACATGGTTGACTTACTTCACCAACAAAAGTGTTATTTAACCTTAAACTAGAAACTTGACCGGCTAATGTTTGAGGAGAACCAAAATTAATTTGAGTTGCTCTATAACCATCTAAATATACGTTTGCTACATAATCGTTTTGTATTGTTGGATCGTGTGCTTGAGTGTTAGCTATAAATACTACATGATGCCACTTTCCATCTCTAACATTATCTGTCACTTCTGCAACAGTAGTTTGAAGTTGCTGTGTAGTAATAACTCTAGTTGTAGGATGTGATATAAATTGAAAGTATCCAAACCTCGTTCTTGCTGTAAACAAACCATTTTGAGCAGCATCAATTAAAACGGTAGCGTTTGAGCTTGTACTTGTTTTAAACCAAAAAGAAACACTATAACAATTATTTTCTGCTATATCTGGAAAAGAATTAAATTCAATATATTCAGTTGAATCAAAATCTAAACTATAACTCTCAAATTTACTTTGGTTCTTTTCATTTGGCATACGCCAAGTAGGTGCTTTCCAAGTTGTTGCCATATTAATCTCCCATTCGGTACCACGCTACAGGCGCAGTTAAATTACTAATGTTATTTAAATCAGCTGTTTTACCAG